TCACTGGCACCCAACCCTACCGGTTTGGAAGTACGGTACATTTTGGGAGCCACCACGCGCACTCGGCACACTTATATGGTCGGTGAGGGCATGTCCCCACCCCGAGAAGTCTACGCGTTCAATTCGACCATAGTTAATTTGCTCAAGGCTGTCAAGGAGAGGGTCTTTTATGTCAAGGAGAACGGTGTTTTCGTGTCTCCCCCGCGACCTGGTAGTCGCATGGCTTACGCCATGAAACGAAAGGACGCGAGGGATGCTGGCTGTTGCAGCATTTGCCGCGAGGATTTTGTTGCGCTAGCGATAGCGTCGCAATTGCCCTGCGGACACACCTACCACCTTGACTGCATTGACGGGTGGGTCACTCACTGCCGCGAAGCGCGCAGGGACGTGACCTGCCCTATGTGCAGGGACTCTTGGTCACCGCCGTCTGACGCGGAGACCATCTACGACAACCGTTTGGGAGCCATCCAGAAGCGCATTTTGGAGTTATGCCCACGCCTGAGCCCTTTGGAACGAGAGGAGTTTCCTCTCCTGTACGAGGGTAAGAAACGAAGTGTATACCAGAATGCCGTCGAAAGCCTGTATGTCAGAGGAATTCGACGCAAGGACGGGGAGCTCAGTAATTTCACAAAAACTGAGCGCACCACCAAACAAGGGGCAGTACCAAGGAACATCTCACCACGTGATCCGAGGTACAACGTTGAGGTAGGACGGGTTATCAAACCCGCTGAGGGGATCCTCCTCAATGGCGTGACGCGGCTACTTGGTTCTAAAACTGTGATGAAGGGCATGAATGCATCGCAGGTTGGGGCTGAGTTTAGCCGTAAGTGGGAGTGTATGGGTGGGGATGGGCAGGCTGTGGCAATCGGGTTGGACGCTTCCCGATTTGATCAGCATGTCTCCAGGCAGGCGCTGGAGTGGGAGCACAAGTTCTACTTGGGCCTTCTCACGAGTCCGAAGGACCGTAAGTGGTTAGCCAATCTTTTGACTTGGCAGATCCACAACAAGGCTTTCGGACGTTGCGCCGACGGCTGGCTTCGGTATGAGATTGAGGGGACTCGCTGTTCGGGTGATATGAACACAGGTTTGGGCAACTGCCTAATTGCCTGCTGTTTGTTGATTGCCTACTGTACCGAACGTGAGGTTCCCTTCGAACTGGCCAACAATGGCGACGACTGCGTGATTATTTGTCACAAGCGTCATTTGGCCAGGTTCTCTGCAGGGCTGGATCTCTGGTTTAGGGAGATGGGGTTCAACATGGTCGTCGAGGAGCCAGTGTATGAGCTTGAGAAGGTGGTGTTCTGTCAGTCACAGCCAGTGTTTGATGGCGCGTCGTGGACTATGGTCCGTGACCCCCGTAGCTGCATTGTGAAGGACTGCATCAGTCTCAAGCCTTGGTGTAATGCCAAGGAGTACGAGTCTTGGATCAAGTGTGTCGGCATGTCTGGCACGTCCCTTGCCGGGGGTATTCCGGTACTTGATTCTTTTTACCGTTCTTTCATGCGCGCTGGCCGCGACGCCAAACCCCTCAGACTGAGCGACCCTACGCTCATCGGTGGGCTGTTCTGGCAGTCCAAGGGTATGCATCGACGCAACCTCTCCGTCTCAGAAGCGGCGAGGTACTCTTTCTGGAGAGCGTTTGATATCACACCCGATGAGCAGGTGGCGATTGAATCTGAGTACAATGCCACCACCCCATTTTACCAGGAAGTGCGGAAGGATTGGGAGTTTTTACCCACTCACGAGCACACCCTCTTAATGTGAGCCCCTTTGGGCATTTCCCGGTGGTCCCGGTTTAACAACACCACCCAGAAGGCCACTGGGTTAACAAATCAGCAATTGGGTTGGGAAGTGTAGAATGACCAAAACTGTGATCAGGTGTGCTCATCGTCGGGTGCACCTGTGACGCAAAACTTCAGTGCTAAGGGTTCGCCCGGAATGCCAAGAGACTGCACGGTCATGCGTTCTTGTAATGTTCTTCCTGATGTACAGTCCTGTTGTGGTGGCAGGATCCAATACACACCA